AACATCCAAGCAACTTACCATACTTAGATACGTTCTTTCTTAATACCAAAGGGAGAACATTGGGTTTGTAATATGGTATCTTTGTATTCTTAACTTCCTCTGTCATGAACGGAATGCCCTGCTCATTCATTGCGGGATTGCCGTCTAAGTCAGTAATAGGAACTTCTTCTGTATACTGAGCAGGAATGATTACATCACCGAATGTAACTATGTCCTCGGTAATCGTCTCATAATCCTGCGTTTCTTCCTTGAACTTCTTAGAACCGCATTCGCATTGGTCGCCAGTTTTGGGCTTGCCACACTTAGCACAAACCATTAACTTACGCTTCTGATAGTCCTCTAAGTCTTCAAGGATATAATCATCGCACCAAACAAATAAGCCTATACCATTGTCTTTGTTTCGGTAATAGGCTTGTGTTACTGTCGCTATGTCTTCTAAATATGATTGAGGGTTGTTTTCTGTGTAGTTATTATCAACTGTTGCGCTTTCAACATTTACTCCGTACTTCTTTTTAATGAAGTCCTTTGTCATATTGTACTGAATAAAGATGTAATCCATTTTCTCTAGTTCAGTAACGCCAGATTGAGGAATAACCTGTTTGGGATGTCTTAAAGATATGGCAATGTCGCCCCTTGTGGTGTGAGTTGCCTTGTTAGAATCCCACTCGATATGGAAGAAGTCACCGCCTTGAACGAATGTAGTACGTTCATCTTGGTCGTTTAACAGTTCTGCGTGTATTTTGAGCATCTCATTGGTTAAGAATGCTTCAATTACCTTTGCCGCTTCCTCGTCTTCTTCGTGGATAGGGATAACTCTAGGGGCAGGAATAGAAGAATCTACCTGCGATTCAACCAATTCATACGTTAAATTACGTACATTTACCGCTAATTTGTTAGCAGTTTTGTAAGAATTGGGATTTCCCTGTACTTCTCTAGTACCATTGTACAGGTCTTCCCTTCTCTGAATGTGATTTAAGTCATTAGTATACGCTGTACGTGCCTTTTCAAGCCTTGACTTCCACTTATTCAGTTTCTTTGCATCCTCTGGATTAAGTACGTTGTTTACTACCTTGTCCATAATCTTCTTTAACCTCATTTCGGTTCTCCCCAACGCTCAATTAAGAGTCTTTTATTGGACTCACTAGCGTTTTTGTAGTCTTCCCACATATCATCTGTCCATTTTCTAGTACCTTTGGACGATATAACGTCAGCAGGAAGTGTCCAGTACACGCAAAAATACCTTAAGCCGTCACAGGCGTGAGTCAAATTGTGTGGCATTTTCGCATATACATTAGGTTTATGCTCGTCAATCTGTATCTTTGTAATGGAATCAAACAGGTTCGGAGCGCAATTATTAAGAATTGTCAGCCTAGATTGCTCATTTTCCTTGTGGTATAACCACTCTTTCATACGCATACAGCCGTTAAAGAGGTTGTTGTCCACTTTTACTAGGTTTACTCCGTGTTCAGCGAATACATCTGCTGTTGATTTACCTGTTGCAGATTGTCTGTTCCATAAATCGGGCGGAGCAAGGTACAGTTCTATTCCTTCTCCGCCAGATAAATCTCTCACTATGTCAGCCGCTTGCATCGCATTCAGATTAGGTTCGTAATATTCCCTATATATCTGTGCGTGGTACTGGTTATCTATCTGAATCCAGTAACAAGCGAACATATCAAAGCCGTAGTCAAACGCTACATATCGTCTTAGTATTCCCTCTAATGGGGCTTTTGATGTAATCGAGTCTCGCGTTATCTCTGGGAAGAACGCACCACCCGCTACAGATAAGGCTTCTTCTATGGTTGCAGGATATTCTTGTGTAATATCACCGCCCATTTGCAATCGGGTTTCCTCGTACCACTTTTCGTCTCTGTTCGGGTCTGCGTTCCAAGGAATGAAGATTTTGTTAAATCCGTTATCCTTGTCCGTAAACATCTTCTCAAACAGTGAACCTCGGATATTAGTGGATAGTCCGATAAACTTACCGCCATTAGGTCGGTTAATAGCAGGAACGGCAGATATCCATATCTGTTCCGCCCACTGCTGAAACGCCCACTCGTCGAATATCAGTAAGTCCGCTGTAAATGAACGTACTGAATCGGGACTAGAAGGGAATGCTTTGAATATACTTACAAGTCCGTCTTCGTGATAGACAGTAAGAGTCATAGCAGTTGCCTCGAAGGTGATGCCCTTCCAACCTTTCGCATTCTTTTTCTCGCGAATCAACTGAGGCATATTGCTAAACTCTACTGCCAATCTACGAACCAATTCCTTCGCTTCTTCCTCTGTTCTGGATAATCCAATAACTGTTCGTCCAGAACGTAGAAGTAATACATATGACGCATAACTAATTACCAACCACGTTATTCCTAACTGGCGGGCTTTCATTATGATGTTTCGTCTATGGTCGTGAATAGATAACAGGGCTTCTTCCTGCATATCCCACATATCAAATTTCTGTATAAGTTCGTCTGCGTCTTTATCTTCATACACACAGTAGTTACGAACATAATATGCAACATCATTTCGACAATGCTCATACTCTAGGTCTCGGAATAGGTGCATCAGCCCTATATTATCCATTGCCGCTATTTTCTCTTTTCCGATTCCTCTACCCTCTAGGTAGTCGTTTACCCATTTCTCCATTCTGAGGTTTTCCTAATAGTGACCCACTTTTCGTTTTTTATAAAAATTTTGCGAGGGTGCATATCCGTACTGGCGCGCGTGCCGTGGGCGCGGGGGGGGCGTGGGTACGTGTGAAGCGCGGGAACGTGTGACGCATATACGCATATACCCCCACCGCGAAAAAGAAATGCACCGATAAAATTCTACGAAAGAAAAAGAATGTGTGTTACCAATCAACTATTCGCGAAACTTTAGTTTGACGAATAGTATAACAAGGACTTATCCTGTCAACCAAGCCAAAGATACCAACCGCGTATTGTGTGTTGGTTTACATAATCAGCCTATTAACGTCTTCCGTAAGTTATCCATAAGTGCCGTATCTTCTCGCGTTATGGTTTCAGTAACTTCCTGCCTAATAACTGGCTGTTCGCCTATTGTGTCGCGTAATAACTGCATTGCCTTTTCGCTTCCGTTTATGGCTTCTCTTAACATCGCACTAATAACGGCATTCTGCATCGTATAATCACCATTAAGTGTGCTTGTATCTACGCCCATTTCTTCTAGTTTTTCGGGTGTTAACTCTTGGGAAAGCATATCAAGTATGCCCTCTCTCATAGTTTTTCTCTGCCTTCTGACTTCCCCGCTTTTTTTACCGCCGTTACTTCCTCTCCTCTTTGCTTCTTCACTGGTTAGCACATTATCAGTTTTATTAAACGGCTTTAAGTTTTGAATGTTGTATACTCTAGCCTTAGAGGTATTAGATATAGCACCATTGTCCTGCGAATCGCTTATGTTCCTGCTATTGTCTACAGAATCAACGCCCATATTTTGTTCTGTTGTTCTGCTGTTGTTTGTTGCCATAGTGTTCTAATACCTTTCTGTGTGTTCTGTGTTTGTCTGTGAAATAATAAAAGCCCCGAAGATGTTTAGTTACCTTCTGGGGCTTCTGCCTACTCTACCATATTACCACGCGCATAGGGGTAATTTCTGGACGTTTGGGTCAAATTTTCATCATTTTGTATCTTATTTGCTACTTGTTAGATGTTCTATAAAATCGGTTATTTCTTTTTCTTTGTGTCCGTGACTTCTTAACCATTCTATAGAATTAGTTATTACTTTGTCTGGTATACTTCCCCCTTCTTCATCTTCTGTTATTTGTCTTGCAATGGCATTTCTTATATATTCCGATGCGCTCATTTTTTTATTGTATGCGCTTCTTTGTATCTGTTCCTTTGTACCTATAGGAAATAATACATTCATTCGCTCGACGTTTTCTTTTTGCCATTGATATTGACGTTTATTTCTTTTCTCTTTATCTATTATCATAGTAAGTCGTAATGCGCATTATGCAATATGCACAAAAACGTAATGCGCATTTTGTTAATTCTGCCTATAGACGTAGTGCGCATTACGTTGTATGATTAAGTCAACAAGGAGGACACAAGCAATGTTGAGTGATTCTAATCTTGCTAGGTTGATTGAATATCTCCGTTGCCTTGGTTGGACAGAAAAGCAAATCAACGATTTACTTCTCTACATAGCCACAGGAAAAAGAGATTAAAACAGCCGAAAACCTTGGCGGTGGAAAGGTTAAACCGCCACCCTAAAAAAATTTTCAAATTAGGGGTTGACAAGTGTAACACGACTTGATATATTGTACTCACAAAGTCGTGTAACACGACACACAGAGCACACAGCCCACAGGGGCGGAAAGGTAGGACAATATGGCAAAGTATTCAGAACTTATGACACAGGCAATCGAGGAACTTAAGAACAACGACGAGTTATTCGTTGATATGGTAAACGAATTAGATTCTTGGAACGGATTTGCAGACGGTTTCAGATGCTACCCGATGTACGAACTCGACGAACTTTTCGGTGGCTGTTCTCTTTCAGAGTTCCTTGACAAGTTGGGCAAGAACTTCAATGCACACGATGAGTATATGGTTGATACTATCTACGGTTTAGAGTCTACAGACTATCCCGAAGAAGTTTATCGTGACAACGTAGACGAGGGTGAACTTCTTGACAATATCATCGAACGCGTTGACGACATATATTTCAGTGATTGCGACTTTGAAGAACTTGTAAGAAACATTATCGAAGCAAGGGACGTTGCATAAGAAAGGAGCGTACACGATGAACACAGCACAGAAAGCGAAGAAGGTAGCAACACAATTTCTAATAGACAACGCAAGGCGCAAAAGGCGCACAAGATAAGGAGGTTACACGATGAAACAATACGCAGTTGAAGTTATGACGAAATACTCAAACGGTCGATACGGAAAAGTAAAATATACGACATGGTGTCTAGCAGAGACAAGCAAAGCAAAGGCGTGTTCTTTCGCCTGTGAAATACTGGCGAGTATGACATGGAGGGAGATTCTTTCCGAGAGATACGACAACCCAACACAGATATTTATACCCACATTCTCGGGGGCAATACTAGAGGACACTATAGGCTACGACAACGCAAGCAAGTATTTTTCATTCAGAGCGGAATTGATGAAGGAGG